TGTTAATCAACAAGCTAAGATTGAAGGGTTGGCGTCAGAAGCTAACTTAACAGGAACAGCTGTTAACGGTCAATTCAACTTAGATACAGATTCCTCAGGAAGATGGTCAGTTGAGAAATTCAAAGGTCTAATGTACCACATTGAAAGAAATGCAAATGTTATTGCACGACAAACACGAAGGGGTAAAGGTAACTTTATCATGTGTTCAAGTGATGTAGCTTCTGCTCTAGCAATGGCTGGTGTATTAGATTACGCTCCAGCATTATCAACATCATTGAGTGTTGACGATACTGGAAATACTTTTGCTGGTGTCCTTAACGGGTCCATCAAAGTGTATATCGATCCATATTACGCTTCAGTCGCTCAGCGACCTACAGGTGTAACTGGTGGTGAAGGATATTGTACAGTAGGGTATAGAGGAACTAATCCTTTTGACGCTGGTGTATTCTATTGTCCTTATGTACCATTACAAATGGTTCGAGCAGTTGGTGAAGATACTTTCCAACCAAAAATCGGTTTCAAAACTCGTTACGGTATGGTTTCAAACCCATTCGTAGGAGCGACTCCGGCTAATGGATTGGCAGCAACATCTACCAACTCTTACTACAGATCATTCGAAGTCTTAAACCTTCTATAGAATCTTAGTAAATCTAAATCAATTTCGATTTCAAAGGGTCTCATTAGAGACCCTTTTTTTTGGTTATAAATATAAGTGACAGAAACACACACACAGGAGGAAATATGTCAAATAAAACAGGGTTCGAAATCAGAGCCGAATTACTTGGTCAATCACAAGGCTTACTAGAAATGAATATCGAGAGAGAAAATACGAAAGTATTTACTCATAACGATAATTTTCCCAATGACTTGAGAGAGTTAGGGGAACAACACATTTCAACAGAAGATGTCATCAAAGTCGCTAGACAACTTGGTGAATTTGTGAACGAAAAGTAAAAATCTTACGACATGGGAAGTGTAACACTTCCCTTGTTATAAATATAAGTACAATGAATGAAAACTCTCTCAATAACGGCCGATGGAACTGGTACGGTATTGATGAAGAAAACTATAAAGAAAAAACTATGATGATACAATATGATGAACTACTACACGAATATTCTAATGAAGATAGAAAGTGTGAAGTATGGGTGAAAGACGGAGTTTTTGGAATAAGAAAATTCCTAAATAATGTCTGGCAAGAAGACAAACTAATAGAAGACCACAATGAACTGTATGCTGAGAACGCTGCTGAGAATTGGGTACTAAGGGTAAACAGTTAATATGGCAAAAGCTAATTGGACAAGTAATCAACCAACAAACTTAAACTATTTAAGTCCTATAAACTTTGATCTAGCGATTAATAAGTTACCTAAGACTAGATATTTTTGTACAGGTGTAACTCTACCAAGTGTAACTATGAGTGAAGCTGTTCATGAAACTACATTAGCTATTCAGTCAGCATTGCCTGGTGATAAAATAACATTTGATCCGTTAAATGTCAAATTCGTTGTAGACGAAGATATGACAAACTATCAAGAAATCTTTAATTGGATCATGGCATTAGGACCAGGAGTTGATACAAAAGATTTTATTAATCTAGTAGACGCTACGAAGAACGCTAAAGGTAAATTCAGTAACGCTAACTTTGAAAATATGTATTCAGACGCTACTGTTATTATCAATACATCTTCTAATAACGCGAATGTTGAATTCATGTTTACTGATTGTTTTCCTACTAGTCTTGGAAGTATCGAATTCCAAACAGACGCTCAAGGTGTTGAATACGCCATTTGTGACTTAACATTGAAGTTTACAATGTTTACAGTCAAAACCAGTACTTAATAAGTACACTATATAATATATACATTATGAATTTAAAAGAAATACAAACTATGTGGAAAGACGATTGTAAGATAGATGATATCGAACTTGATGCTTCTTCACTCGAAGTACCTAGACTACACGCTAAATACGCTGAACTACTTTCTGAAAAGAAGTTATCTGTTATTCGTTATGAGAGACAGATGAAAGAACTTAATAAAGATAAGTGGTTGTGGTATGGTGGTAAAATGTCTAGGGACAAAATCGAAGAAAAAAACTGGGACTATGATCCGTTTAATGGATTAACAGTTCTTAAATCTGATTATGATAAATTTACTGGAGCTGATAAAGAGATTCAAGACTTAAATGACAAACTTGAATATCTAAGAGTAACAGTAGATGTATTATCAGATATTGTCTCTCAAATAACTTGGAGACATCAAACAATAAAGAATATTATAGAATGGCGGAAGTTCATGGCAGGCTCATAGTAGCCAAGACAGACGAAGTATATCTAACAGTATCAGCAGAAGACTCAATACGAAAAGAACTCTCAGAGTTTTTTAAGTTCAAAGTACCTGGTGCTGAATTTATACCAGCTGTACGAAAAAGATTTTGGGACGGATACATTCGTTTATTTAATCTCACTACAAATCAAATCTATCTAGGATTGTACGATTATCTCAAAGAGTTTTGTGATGAACGAAACTATTCTATTGAAGGTTACGAGAAAGATACAGACATTTTTACTATAGAAAGATTCGAAGAAATCGTTCAAGATATACCATTTACACTTAGAGATTATCAGAAAGACGCTGTAGCGTATGCCGCTCACAATCAGAAGTGTATATTAGTATCTCCCACAGCTTCAGGTAAGTCATTGATGATATACAGTCTTATTCGATATAACTTTTTAAAGAAAAACAAGAAAGCCCTTGTGATAGTACCAACAACATCTTTGGTAGAACAAATGACTAAAGATTTTCAAGACTACGGATTCAAAGGTGACATAGCTAAAATATATGGTGGTGATAAAGGTTCTGATGCTCCGATTGTTGTTACTACTTGGCAGTCAATGATGAGAATGTCTAAAGATTTCGGAAATGAATTTGGTATGGTAATCGGGGATGAAGCTCATCTATTTGCCGCTAAGTCATTATCTAAGATTATGGAATCACTTACAGAAGTTAAGTATAAAATCGGAACGACAGGTACATTACAAGAAACAAAGACACATAAACTACAACTAGAAGGTATGTTTGGACCAGCTCATTTTGTTACTACATCTAAAGAGTTGATGGACGAAGGTACATTAGCTAATCTAAAAATTAAGTGTCTAGTATTAGCTTACTCAGATAACGAAAGAAAACTAGTGAGTAAAATGAACTATCAAGAAGAAATGGATTGGATAGTTAGAAATGAGACTAGAAATAATTTTATAAACAATTTAGTAAAAGACTTAACGGGTAATACACTAGTACTATTTCAATTTGTCGAGAAACATGGAAGACCTCTGTATCAACAGATAGATAAATTAAAGAGAAAAACATTCTTTGTATTCGGTGGTACAGACGCTGTAGATAGAGAGAAAGTTCGTGAAATAGTTGAAAAGGAGAAAGACGCTATCATTGTAGCTTCGTTTGGTACATTTAGTACAGGTATCAATATCAAACGATTACATAATATTGTATTTGCTTCACCTAGTAAATCACGAATTAGAAACTTACAGTCTATAGGTAGAGGTTTAAGGAAAGCTGATGATAAGGATAATGTTGATTTATATGATATAGCTGATGATCTTTCATGGAAGAAAAATATGAATTATACTTTAAATCACTTTTCGGAACGAATAAATATATATAGTACAGAAAAATTTGAATACGAAATACACTCAGTAAGGATACCAGAAAATGATCAACGAGAATAATACTAAATATCAGTATATAAGATTTAATGATGGTAAAGAGATATTCGCTATGGTAAGTGAAGTAGACAATAAACTAATGTTACATTTACCTATGAGTATTCATACAAAGAGTAATCTACAAGGTAACGGTGTTGTGATGCATCTCGGACCAATGATACCTTTCACATTAGACAATACAATAGAAATAGACACTAAAGATATAACAACAAGAACATCTATAACAGATCAATACATTTCATTCTATGATCAAGCTTGTACAACTTGGTTAGATATGAGAGATAACAATAAGATAGAAATAAAAACACAAGCTGAAGAAATTAAAGAACAGAAAGAAACACTCAAAGAATTAATAGAAAGAAGATTAGCTAGAGATTTTGAAAGTGTATTCGATGATTTAGACCCATGGGATGATGAAGAATTGGAATTACCAAGAGAAGATGACATAATTCATTGATCTCTTTATATAGTATACTATCCTTTTCCACGACTACATCTTATTTTCTCATGAGAATGCCAATTTGTCAAGTGAAATTATGAAAAAAAACAAAAAAAAATTTATCCATGTAAATCAACACATTATTCGGGCTAATAAGAAGAATGGAACGAATGAACCTGTGATTACAATTAAACAAGGGAGTAGTAATACTTATTGTCATGAAGTA